TAGCACCAATAGTAGGAGTAGGTAGGTTAAAAGTATTTAATGCTACAAATCCTGTTGGGGGTGTGTATGCGAATGGGCGTTGTCCGAAGTTGGCTTGGAATGTAGCAGAGCCACCATTATCATTATCACAAACACCAATTAGAGTAGGAATACCAGCAATACTTGAAATACTGATAGAACCTGTGCCTGCGGCTGGGTCTGCTGAGTTTTGCCAAGTACCATTCTTACTAAAATAAAGTTTATTAGTATCTTTATCTAAAGCAATACCAATTACATCATTGGTAGTCCATGAATTACCAAAAGTTGACGCAGAATTGTTATTAGAGCTAGTACCATTCCATGAGTTATAAGACCAAGAAGTAGAGTCTTGACCTAGTATCTTATTGGAATTTGTAGTTGTTGTTGCAATGCCTACTTGAGCAAATCCGCTAGTGGCAGTCAAAGTGAACTCAGCATAAAACTTACCGCTAGTAGGCCAAATGGTGTTACCCATATATCGAAAGCCTGTACTAGCAGTAGCTACTGTCAAATTGCCATTAGATATAGTTGAACCTGATGCGCCCTCATCTAAAGGGTTCATTACAGAATAATTAGCCTGTGTCGCACTTGTCAAAGTCGGCACATCAGTCATACTGTCGTAAGTAGCACCGCTAGATAGACTGATATTATTAGTAGTCCAGTTATTACCATTACCACTAAAGTCATTGCCTAGTGTTGTAGTTGTAGAGTTATTTGTAAATGGTAGATAAAAGCCATTAGTACCATAAGTTCCTGTGTATTTCTTTGGTTGCCATACTCCTGTTTGAGCATTGTTTTGACCAAAGGATGATGGGGTTAGCGCTTGACCGTCGATGAAGTTTACTTCGGCTAGGTATCCGTCGAAAAAGTTTCCACCAAAAATAGGGTTTTGCCCTTGATAGTGGATATTTGTATTGTCTACCCAAGTGTCTCTATTTAAATCCCAAGCAGTGCTACCCGTTGTTCCCCATGTTTGCAAAACATTGTTTACATAGAGTCGAACTCTATTAGCGGCAGTCGCTTGTGTCGTATCAACTTGTAAAACGATATGATACCAAGCAGACGGGTCTCGAAAAACGGCAGTTGTGGCAAAGTTTGACCCACCCACACCTGACACCGAATTGTGAGCCTCTAATTGGTCGCTACTGTTAAATTGATAGACAGTGTAATTTCCTGTTCCATTTTCGGCGCTTAATAAAACTTGACCAGAACCTAGGCTTCCTCTTTTAACCCAACCACTCCAAGTATATGTTTTGCGATTTCCAGCACTAGCCGGTGTTCGGCTTAAATTAGCACTAGCACTTCTACGGAATCGCAAGCTACGCTGAATGTTGTAGGCATCATCACCTGCAAGTAGTAATTCATTACGAATAACTGACATGGCTATCCTTTATTTAACATCAGCTACTAATCGAGCTGTGATTCTGCTTGATGATTCTACATAATAAACTAATACATCGACAGCATTAGCAGTTGTTGTTAGTGTTGGTGCAGTTCCACTAGGAAACTTCCAATTTGAACCATAAGCTAGTGTGCGAGAACCTGTACCATCTTGAGTAATCACAATAACACCTGACTGACCTGCTGTTAGGTTAGATGGATTAGCTAGAGTACGATTGCCACCTAAAGTCACAGAGAAGTTGTTAGCATTGTTGAAATCAGGAGTAATTGTTGCACCATCAGTCAAAGCTGTGATTGAGCCACGCTGTGCTACTGTAAATGACTGATTTGTGTCTGTTCTAGCGACCAAAGAGCCTACAGTAAGAGTAGGATTTCCTGATACACCATCACCATTAGTTACAGTAATGACATTAGTAGTGCCTGTAATTGTTCTTGAAGAAGCTGTGCCTGAGCCAGTTCTAGCAATAATTCCATTAGATGACAGAGCAGCTACAGCAGCTAAATCAGCGTCATAAGCCTGAACATCTGTACCGATTGCTAGACCTAGGTTTGTTCTAGCGCCTGAAGCTGAAGTAGCACCTGTACCACCACCAGCTACAGCCAAAGAATCGCCTGATGTACCTGCATACCAGTCTTTTAGGTCTGCCATCAACTGACGGATAGCATTGTTAATTCCCGATGGCGCACAGCCTTCAGCAATATTAATACTGTTTATATCAGTATTATTATCGGGATTTGCATCAAATTCACTAATTTTTGTCTTTGGCATATCTATTTCCTTAAATTACCATTAGTCTAACAAAGAAGGTGCTGAAACTCCACCAACTGCACCGCTTGTAGCACCAGTTCTTAATGCTTCTTCTCTTAATACATCATCTAGCGTACCTAATCTATTCAACAATCTAGCCTGAACATTGGGGTCAATAGAGAACAATTCAGGTGCAATACGCTCTGCTGTAATACCGCCTAAACCTCTTGTAGAGCGAATCAAGTAATCTCTAGCAGCACCTACTAAACTTGTCTGTGGGAATAAAGCCATGTCTGCTTCAAACTCTTGCTGACCTACTGCTCTTGGCTGTGTTCTTGAGCTACCTGAAATCATTTGCTCAGTAGTACGCATAGTGCGCTCTCTACCAATCTGCATTTCGAGCATATCGAAAGCATCATTGCCTAGCAATACACGAATCTGCTCACGCTTTTCAGGAGAGCCAAATACTCGTTTAACCATGTCAGCGCCATCTGCACCTGACATAATCTTGCCCTTAATAGCGTCATAAGCACCTAAAGCAAAACCATCTTTTTCGGCAGGGCTTAATCTGTCGTAAGTAGCCTTCAAGTCTCTAGCATCCATACCTAAGAAGTTCTTACCTTCCTCGATTGCATCAACAATGCTAGTAGTTCCTGAGTAAACTTGACGAGCCTTCTTGTATTCTTCAGGGGCTAAGTCATCTACAAAATTCACGAATTCTGCTCGTTTTTCTTTGAGCTTACCAATCTCAGTCTTACCTAGACCACTTGTAGGCATCTTAGAAACAAATAAAACATCGTCTAAGCCACGCTTAACATAGTCTGCTGTCTGTAGGTTAAAGACATTACCAGTCTCTTGTAATGGCGGTAATTGAACTCCATCGTACTCTGCCAATGCACGAGCTTTGTTATAGGCTTCCTTAAACTTAGGCAATTTCATAAAGTCATCTAATGCCTGTCCTTCAATAACAGCATCTTTTTGGTAAGCTGCTTGATATAGTGGCTTAGATAGAGCTTCTCTTTGCTTGACTAACTGAGAAGCAATGTCTGTAGCATCTGCGTTGACTTTGAAAGCGTTTTGGAAGTCTAGCAATACACGCTCTGCCTGACCTGCTTTTCTTTCCTCTACGAGCTTTGTAGCTGCTGTAGTAGCAGAAGGGTACATAGCAACAGTTTCACCTAGGCGCTTAGTAGCATCGCCACCAAACTCCATGATTGTTTCAGGTTTATAGCCTGATTTACGGATGTTATCCATTGCGCTACGGATTTGGTCTACAGTTAGCTTGTCCTGTTGCAAAGCTTGAATAATTTTCATATCTGCTCTGCGCTGAATAGCATCGTCTGTCAAACCTAAAAACTGTGCTGTTTTTCCTGTAATTTCTTTAACAATAGGAATATTCTTTGTGGCTTCTACGATGTTCTGTGCGCCTTGAGAAATACCTGTTACATCAGCAGTTTTCTGTAGTGTTGTACCTACTGCCTTGCCACCTACTAAAGCAACAGGAGAAATAAGCATACCTAACTGAGCGCCCCTTTTAGCACCTTGTAGTCTTTCGCCTTCTTCAGCTTGACCTGCGCCAACAATACCGCCTGTAACACCACCGCCTACAATACTTGCACCTAATTGTCTAACTGGTGCTGATACTGTAGAAATAGCTTGCTCTGCTCTAGGAATTGCCTGTAATGCTCTAACTGTAGCTGCACCACCTAATAAAGCTGTAGGCAAAGAACCACCAATTTCTGTAGCTACTGCTGTTACTGGTCGCTCTGCTTCAAACTCTTGCTTGGCAAACTGAACAGCAGCGTAGTTTTCTTCGTATGGGCGCTTATTCTTGAGAGTCTTAATCCATGCTTCAAACTCGTCACCAAAGCCAAATGTAAGACCTTGGATTGCAGCTTCAGGAAGTCCATACTCAGACTTCATACCTTTAGCTTTAGCATAATTCTTAGCTGCGTCTAAAAAGCGCTTTTCGTTATAGCCTTCGCTTTGTAGATATTGGCGCATCTCTAATGCAGAATCCTGTGGATTCATAAGCATTGCACGAGAATTGAGCTTGTCTACATTGCGTAGGATTCTTTCAAAATTCTTATAATCTGCCATGCTTATTTCCTTGGCTCTAGTCCGTTATCTCTCATAAACTGCTTCATATCGAAAGGCTTATAAGCGTTTCCTGCAGCAGTTCTCATAGCGTTCATTGTAACTTGTCTTGCCTGTGCTTTTTGAGCAAGAACTTCAGGACTATCTGCTGGCATTGGGAAGTATGTAGCAATCTCTCTATCCATTTCTTCCTTACCAATCGCTGCACCTGATTCCTTACGGAGATTAGCTCTAACCCAGTTCTCTTGAGCCTGTCTATAAGCCTGTTGCTGAACTGATGAGCCTTTACCTCGTGCATATTCGCCAATAAGAGGTAAGCTACCCAAGAACTCAGTCCTAGCTGTAGCGTAAGGGTCTCCAACATCTTTACCAGCTAATCTTGCTTGAGCAACCCTACCTTCAATATCTTTAATCTTTGCTTCAGAGAACTCCATACGCTGTACGAATCCAGCAGCGTTCTTTTCACCCTCTGTTGGTTTAGCTTCTTTAGCTCTAGCATCAACTCGACCTTGGTAAGATTCTTCCATCTTAGCCAATGCTTCTAATGAACGATTAGCTTGTTCTTCAGTAATAAATCCACGCTTAAACGAATCATCATATTGTTTAGCCAATGTACGAACATTAGGGCTTTCAGCGTTCATATACACATTAAATGGTGTAGGAATATTTGCTATATCACCAGCCATAATTCCTGATTTACGCAGTTCTTGTTGGCTTTGTGCAATATCCTTAATTAAGTCAAAACGACCTAGAGCTTGTAGCGTAGGAATGACTTTTTTCATGTCATATTCCATACCAGTTAATTGTCTAGGTTGAGCGCCCATTGTTAACATACCTTGGTCATCACGCAATGTTTGACCTTCAGGTACTACTTCTTGAGAATATGTAGGTTTTGCTGCACTTGCTAAAACATCTTTAACTTGTTGAGCTTCTTTTTGCTTACGAACAATATCCTGTAGTTGGACAGTAGTAGCAATATCTCGTAACTGTTTATCCATGCTAGATTGATAGCCACCAATGCCACCAATCAAAGCCTGACCTAAAGCCTGACCTGTCCCAACTGGTCTAGCTTGTGCGCCTGAAGCTGCTAATAATTGAGCCAATGCTGTCAATCCACCCATAGTTAATGCTGACTCTTGAGTGCTTGCCTGTTGCTCAGGAGAGAGCAACTGCATTAAAGGGCTAGTTCCTAATAGTGCCATATTCTTATCCTAACAATGAATATACATTCGGGATTCTTACTCGATTTTCTAATAAATTTAGAGTAGGTGAGTAATCAACCATACCTCTAGGTGCTATTTGCTGATTTAATCCAAATTGCTGTGGTTGAGCCTGTGGCTGACCTAACAATCCACTTGCTGCTCTTAAACCTCTTACTGCATCACCAATACTAATGCTTGATGGTGCTGTTACACCACTCATACCTGCTGTTCCTGTTGGTAATGCTTCTACACCACCTAGATAACCTAGACCACTAGATGCGCTAGTTCCTAATCCACCCATGCCAGCACCTAATGGAGTACCTGCTAAAGATGCTGTGCTAATACCTGTACCACCTGCAGCGCCACCTGCAGCAGAGCCAGCGCTTAATCCAAATCCTGTAGCACCTGTACCTACTGCGCCTGTTTCAGCACCACCTAAAGCAGCAGTTCCTAAATAATTTGTAGCACTTGCAGCTTCGGCAGCAGCAGCACCAGCAGCAGCAGCTTCACTAGCAGTCGCACCACTAGCTAGAGCAGCAGATTCAGCAGCATTACCTGCAGCAATGGCTTCAGCGCCTAGATAAGCGCCACCAGCTAAAGCAGCTACAGTAATCCAACCCCCCGGAATTTCTTCATTAACTTTATCGTCAATCCAAGAACCAGCGTCTTTAACAGGGTCTACTACTGCATCAACTAAATTGTCTATTGGACTACCGCCACTCATAGCTTGTTCTCCACTATCACATACTTTTCAGTAAAGCCTAATCTTCTCCAAAGTCTAGCTATTGACTCTCTAGCAGCGCCTTGCACTTTTGTAGCGCCTTGAGCTTTTAGCAACTCTGTAAACTCTTTATATATCTCTTTATCGCTTATAAATTTACCACCAATAGCAGTAATAAAAGCTACTCTATCATTTGGGTAAGTATGGAAAGTAACTGTGCAACAACCCTTTATATTTCCAAAATCATCTAAAGCTACAATTAACTGCCATTGACCATTAGTCAAATAAACCTTAACTTGGTCTAGCGTATAGTCTCCATCAGCGTACTCTAAAGCACTACCAATGAAGTCATTTACTAGACTCCAAGTCTGTGAAACGAAGTTTTTATTGACTATTTTTAGAATAATCCACCACCCAATAAACCACCTAATGCAGCACCACCTAATCCATAGCCTGATACATTGCCTAAGCTAAATGGTGTGCCACCTAGGAATGAACCTAAAGCCTGACCACCTAAGTAACCTACACCTGCACCAGCTAGACGATTAATCATCTGATTCTGTGGCATGGTCTGTGTCTGTGTTCCAAAAGAACCCATTGGGCTACCATAAACAGATGACAGATAGCCTGACAACTGCTGATAAGGTAATTGCTGTTGGAACTGGAATCTTTGCATCTGCTCTTGTAGTGGCAATGCAGCAATCTGCTCTCTAGCAGCGCCAACCTGTGCTAATTGCTGAGAAGGTAGGAACTGTTGAGAGTAAATAGAAGGTGCAGCAGAAGCTAACTGAGCTAAACCTAATTGGGCTTGTTGTTGTAAGCCACGCTCTTGTTGGAATTGCTGACCTGCGATATTAGAAGTAATGTCACCTAATGCACGAGTCTGAGCTTCTGTAGCTTGTCCTAATGCTCGTTCCATAGCGCCTGAGCCATAACGACCTGCACGAGAGAACATACTAGAAATGCTAGGCAAAACTTGATTAGCAAACTGTTGCTCTAATGGGCGAGTAGCAGCTTGCATCATCTGTGCTTGATAAGGATTCGCACCTAAGAAAGCGCCTGATGCAGTCTGACCAATGCCACCTAAAGACTGTAAATAAGCCTGTTGAGCTTGCTGAAGTGCAGGGTTAGCTTGTGTTGCTAATTGCTCTTGCTGTTGCAAAGCGCTTAAAGTCTGCTCAGAAGGGCTTACATAAGTCTGTCCTTCAAAGAATCTAGGTTGCTCACCTGTAAGGAATAGACTTCTAGCTCTCTGTAGACCTTCTGTTAGGAAGGGTCTAAGCGCTGGGTCAATAGACGATGTGGTTACTGTTTCTGCCATGATTTATCCTATTACGACATACTTAAATGTTTTCCCTGAAATACTGTTAGCAGGGTGGCTAATTGTTGCACTTCCGTTAGTTACTGCACTAATGTAAGGCTCTGTAAAAATATCTGCTGTATAGCCATTTGATGACAAATAGCTCATTGTTGCTATAACGCTTGGTGTAGATGGTCTAGTAGGGCTAGTTTGAGTAGGTATTTGCTCAATAGTTACTGATGTGCTACTCGTAGCCCACATTATCTCTACATAGTCATTTTTTGCTAATGCTACAAAAAAGTTCATAGCAGCAATTAAATGACCATTGACTCCACCATGACTATTTGGCACAGAAAACCTACTATTAGAACCTGTAATATCAGTTCCATTTTTTCTAAACCAAATATCTATATCTTGAATCTGAGTATCTGAATTAGCAAACTGTATAGAAAACTGTAGATTGTATAAACCTGAATAAGCTACATTTAATCTACTATTGTTACTAAGTGTTACACCTTCAGAATAATCTGTTGTGTTGTATTTAACAGCATAAGCAGTTGTTGTATTTGCTGCTGATTGGTCTGTTGTGTCCTGAAATGCGCCATACGGAAAGTAACTACTTGCAGACACATCATCAAATGCCATCAACAAAATCACAGAATCTATACCTATACGAGCATCTGTAATCGTAGTGCTTGTAGCACCACCTGTAGCCAATGTCACAGAGCCAGTATTATTGGTCTTACCATTCATAATGCCATTGACAACCTCAGCAACTCCACGAGGGTCTGCACCGAATGGTGGTAAAACACGAAACATTAGCGACCACCCATAGGCACGAGTTCTACATCAGCACCGATAATTGAATTCCAATTATCGCCTGTAGGGGTAAACTGCAATGAGTGGTATCTTCCCATGCTTCTCAATGAAACCCTATTTTCTGAATTTGCTGCGGTTGATGACCCAAAAATAATCTGAGTCGTAAGCAAGTCCCTAGAAAACACAGCTACATTACAAGAACCATTATCAACAATAGGCTGAACAAGAGTAACTGCTGACTTACGATTTTCAAGAGACAATTCTCCTGTCTGAATTGTAGCAGTAGAATTCTGTCCTGTAAATGTAACAATTTTATTTCCTCTGACCCCTGCAAATAGCAGTTTTCCACCTAGCCAAATGCGAGAGTCAAAGCTAGTTCCTAGGGCATCAATAGAAGCAGAAATAGCATCTAAACCCTCTAAAGTTGTAGAAGGGCTAGAAGCTGAAGCTACCTTAGTTACATTGGTAGTGCCACTAGACCATCTCTTAGTTTGGAAGTTATAAATCAATAACTTATTGACATTTCCACCTTGCCCTTTAGACGCATAAGCCCAAATAACTAGGTTTTTAATAGGGTCGATAGCAGCAGACATATTGAACAGGTATTCTTCGTCTACATCCTTAAAGAAGTATCTGTCTACCTTTTCGCCACCGATTGACACTACAGTCTGTCCATCACAGGCATAGAAACCATCGTCTGCTAGGAAGAAAGTCGTACCCTGATACTGGATAACTGAATTAGCTTCGTAGCAACCTAGATTTCTTGAGATATTGTCAAACTGGAATACCAATGGGCTACCGACATAAGTCATGCGATAGATTGACCTATCCATCAAGATTAGACCAAATTCACCACCTGTAACACCTACGATAGAGCCACCATCAGGAATCTCTTGGAAGTCAGCCTGTGTCGTAGCACTAGGAGTCCAAGATGTCTCATTGTTAATGCCTGACCATTGGACTCTAAATGGGTAAGCAGTACCGATATGTCCTGAAACCACAAAGTCTCGAACTACTGTGACATACCGAGCAGTAGGCGCATCAGCAGCTAAATCTGCAAAAGCAGTCGAAGTTCCTAGTAGCCAACCCTGTAATTTGTCATATCCGTTAGCAGCAATAATTCTGTTGCCAAACTGTGTAAAGCGCCATCTTTGGTCTACAGGAGTAGCGTAAGTAGTGCCTGATACATCATCTAGAGTCATATCAGTAGAGTCTAGCTTGTATAGATTAGTCTGACTTCCTGCGAATACTGTAGTGCTTCCATCAGGGTTTTTACCAGCCACCACATTGTTTAGTGGCTCAGAAGCATTTTGTGAGTAATCGACTGCCAAAGGAATACCACCATAGCCAATAGCTCTAGAGTAAACATTATTAGCTGCCATTAATGCACCTGTGACCGACGGTTGGTCAGGTAGCCATTCTCCGAAAGTTATTCTTTGGTTTGCCATTTAATTATTCACCCATGAATTATTGTTGCTAGGAACTTGATTCCATGTCCCTGTGCTTGCTGCTATCTGTGTCCAAGAATCGTTACTAGCTGGTATTTCTGTCCAGTTAGGATTCTCAGGTGTTACATCTGCCCAAGACTCTGTTTCAGGTGTTTCAGGAGTCCAGTTGTCTCCAATGATATTGCCTAAACAAGTAATAGTGCCTGTACATACAATTGCGCTAGATGCTGAGAATACTGCATTTGCTGTGCAAGATACTGTTGCGATTGCGCTAATATCTGCTGTACCCGAATATTCGACTCCACCAAGCGCTGTAACTGTGCATAATCCATTAACATTTCCACTTCCTGTCCTGATTCTTACTGAATCTGCTGTAACTGTTGCAGAAGATGTAATTGACCCTGAGCCTGATAATACCCTAGCACCATTGGCTGTAACTGTTGCAAACCCTGTAATAGCACCTGCACCAAACAACTCTCTATAGGCTATTGCAGAAACAGTCGCTAAACCTGTTATAGAGCCACTAGATTCTCTTATTCTTATTCCGTTAGCCGATACAGTAGCATTGCTCGTAATCGAGCCTGTGCCACCAAATATAGCGTTTGCGTAGCCTTCAACCTGAGCGTTAGCAGTAATAGCACCTGAGAAGAATAGGATTCTTGTAGGTGTTGCAGTTACAGTCGCATTTCCTGTGATTGAGCCTGAAGCATTACGCTCTCTGTAGGCATCTGCAACAACACTTGCATTGGCTGTTACACTTGCTGGGTTGTAGAAATAAACAGTTAGACCATTCCAATATGGGCTATCTAAAGACAGGTTGATACTGTCAATAGAGCCAATAGCATCTATGGCTTCTAGTGTCCAGTTGCCTGTAACCCTATCTTCGTACCAATCTAGGTCTAGCGAATACTGTAAGTCATCTAGGCTACCAAATTGGTCTAACTGCTCTAGTGTTAATGGCATTAGGCAAGGGTAACGCTCAGGTTACCTGTTGCGATTTTAAAAATATCACCAGTCTGAATAACCTTAGAGTTATCCAAAGCTGTGTGATACAACAAATTACCGCTTGAACTTGCATCCAAGATACCGATATGGGTGATTGTTCCCCAATCGCCTGTAGCCTGTGGGAATTCAACTGCAGCAGAGTTTGTTGAAGCGCCATTAGAAGGTGCGCCAAAAGTTACTGCTACACGAGCATAAGAGCCACCTGATACCTCTGTGCCTGAACCTGCATCTGTAGGGTCAGAAGTAAACAGACCGACATAAACAGTAGAAGGGCTTGTATAAGCTGTGTTGCGGAGAGTTGCGTTAATTAGCGCATTTTCCAAATAATTTGACATTTCAGCCATGATTAATCCTTATTGAGTAGCTAATTTCATTGTTAATGGTACACCTGAATATTCTGAGTTTTCGTCAGAATCATTGATGTTAGTGACTGCTCTGTCGTACATAGAAGCCCAAAGCTGAACTCTTGCATCGTTAATCAGGTAAGGCTCGGCTTCCATCAAAGAGCCATAAAGTAAAGCATCAGGATAGTTAGCCAAAAATACATTCGATGTATTAGAACCACTTAGTAAAGCTGGCTTTGCATAGTAAAGAATCTCTAACACATACGCATCATCAGGAATAGGCGCAAACTCAAACTCTGTCTGCAATACTGTATAAAACACAGGTCTTCCCGACTCCTCTGCCCTAGCATTTCTTGTGAAATTGCTAGGAGACAGATAAGTCACAGGAATCCTAGGGTTGCCTTGGATATGTAAATCCCGTAATTCCATGAAGTCAGTTGGCACAGCTACACGATTATCGCCACCTGTCATGGTCGCAGTCGCAGACTTGAGCATCAAGCGAGTACGCAACTGTCGAGCTAGTCGAGTTTCAGCCAACTGGATAAAAGTAGGAATCTGACTGGTTAAGTCAGTTCTACCTAGATAGTTAGCTATCGTAGTCTGTAGTGCTGAATAGTTAGTAAAACTCATGATATGTCATGCCATCCGTAAGTGTATGAGCCAACATGACCTATCTCTTGTGATAAATCATGGTCTATAAATGTGTCAATTCCTACATCTTTAGCTTTGACACAGAAGTAAATATCTTCGCCTAATAGCTTGTTTTCAGGTAATAACTCAAAAAAGAACCAAGGTTTCTCTATCTTTTCTAGGGTTTCTCTGCTAATTAACATGACCCCACAGCCGATACCATCAGCCATCTGTAAACCTGTCTTATTCTTAGAGCTAATCTGTTTCCAATTACAAGTGCCATCAGAATCGATTATAAGGTGCTTGGCAGTCGCTTTTACTGGAACTGACCTAGTAGTAGCATTAACCCCAACAATGCCCTTATCGTGCGATATAAGCCTTTCTAGCGTATCTTTTGGAAAGCGCATATCTGCATCTATAAAAAGCACATAATCAGCACCTTCTTCTAGGGCTGATTCCACCATATTGTTTCTTTGGTCAAATATCAGAGTTCCCATAGATGTATACAGATTGACCTGTATTTCACCTTTTCGGGCTACATGATTGACCATCCGAGCTAAATCAAAAGCAGTTCCTACTTCCATCTGCCCTCTAGCAGGTATGCAAATAGCAACTGTTTTCAAACTTTTCCACCCCTAGTACGGAATACTTGATTAATCGGGTCGTTTAACCATCGCTTCATGGCTGGCTCGTCTACGATAAAGTAGCCACGCATGATGCCTTTACGATTCAAGTCTTCTATGATTTCAGGTGGTATGGTAGCAATCTTATTGCGTTCATCAAGTGGGTTATCTCCCCATCCTGTGCTACCACTTCTATTCTTATATTGAGCTTGTGTCTCAGCGATAAAGTCGCTAAGGTCTACTTTAGTCTCAATAATTAGTCCGCCATCGCCATCAGCGTAGGCTGTCTTATTGTTGCCGAGATTGCCTAATTTAGACAATTTCCTCTCCTTATAAGAAAAAGGGGGGAGTTTCCCCACCCCAATTCTACTTCAACAATTAGCTTGCTGACAAGTCGAAGATACCGCCATGAGCAGCTTCGTTCTTAACTTCCAAAGTCAATTCAGCCAAGATTTGTGTCTTCTCAGAGTCACCAGTCTTAGCCAATTCGTTAGTTTGGAATGGGCGCAAATATGCGAGTGCTGCATACTCAGGGTCGAGTACCAAAGCATCACGAGTACGCATAAAGCGGTTAGGAACAACTTGCAACACACCGAAGTCAGATGCGTACATATCAGCACCAGCTAGGATAGTTACATTGCCATTGGCATTGCTGTTATAGCGATGTTGAGCCAAGCCAGTAAAGCCTGAAACAACTTGCTTGAGAGCAGGAGAAACCATCAATACTGAAGGTGTGCCACCTGAAGTAAATACCTTAGCAACTACATCCTTGAGCATAGACTCTTGGAATGTACGAGTTGTACCATCTGTACGAGTAGATACACCGATAGTTGTAGGGTCTGCACCAGCAGTTGTACCTGAACCTTTGTTTGTGTTGGTCTTGATGTAAGACAACAAAGAACCCATCTTACGAGCAGATGAGCTAGTACCAGCAGTTTGACCTTGGTTAGCAGTAATGATGCCTTCGATGTCACGCTTGAGTTCAGCAGAAGCCTTAGCTAATTGGTAAGCCTTTTCTGACTTACGACCAGCTTTGTCTACAGCTTCCAAAGTACCTGAAACTTGAATTGTCTTACCCACGATTTGTGTGTAGTTACCAATACGAGTAGTTGGTGACAATGTAGCAGCAGAAGCATCAGCACCTTCAACTAAAGCGTTAGCTGTATCTACAGCAGCCAAGCTGTCTGTCTGCCACTCATGGTAAACAGCAGTAGCTTTGGTCTTGCCGATAGAAGACATAATTGGAGTGTCTTGTGGGCTGATGTTATAAATTACATCGGTCAGGTCTTCACGAGCGCCAACCGCATCATATCTTGTAAATGTAGGCATTTCTAAATCCTTTAAATAAATCGTTCAAATAATTTCGCAGCATCGGCTTTCTTACCAGTTGATTTCAACTTTTGGAAATCCTTCTTAACTGCATCCTTTTCGGAACTCTGTGGATTTGAAGTTCCAGCCTTCAAAGTCTTAGGCGCTTCGGCTACCTTCTTAGTAGCTACACCCTTGCCTTTTACTAGCTTTTCATACTGCATGGCTTTGTAGAGCGTTTGGACTGCTCGTGCATCGTATACATTCGCAAGCTCTTGGTCTGTGAAACCTATAGATTTCGCATACTCTTTAATCTGCCTACGAGCTACTTCTGCCTTCGCTTCGTCTCTAAACTCAGGAATCCACTCCTTGAGCTTTTGCGCTTCACTTGCCAAATGTTGCTTAAGCACCTCTTGTTGCTCTTGCTGCTGTTGTTGCACTAGGCGCTGTCTTTCAGCTTGAACAGCTTGAAGTTGCTTTTCCTTTTCTGCTCTTTCGGCAACCTTAATGGCATAGCCAATAGGGTCTGTTTCCTTTAATTCAGCAAGATTCTCTTTGTCATCACCCTGACTGAGCATCTCCTCAATTACCTGAAGCCTTTGAGCATAGGTATCTCGCAACTGTTTAGCTTCTTCGATTCTCGCTTTCTCGGCTTCAATAGCCTTACGAGTTTCTGCCAAAGCCTGAGTTTTCTTGGTGTAATCCTTTGTGCGACTGTAACCTTGTAGAAGCTCGTCAAGAGTGACCTCTACTTCCTCATTGTCTACTTTGACACGATAAGTAGGGGTTTCTTCGGGTTCTTCTTCTTGGTATTCAGTTTCTTCCGCACTTTCATCTGTGTAGTCCTCTGAACTGGCTTCGACTTCTTCCGATTGCTCGGCTTCCATCTCTACTGGTTCTTGTTGGTCTACCTCTGGTTGAGCCTGTTGAGCTTCCTCAGTAGGTGAGTCCATCAAAGACAAAAATGCGTTAGCTGCTTGGCTTACTGTTACACTTCCTTGCGGATTGGTGTTTTCACTCATTTTTAGATACCTTTCGGTTGTTTACAAAATCTTCCAGCGTTTATTTGCAATCTGTTTTTCATCAGCTATTGCTTGAATACTCGCCACAAATTCTTCAATCGCCCTGTATTTGATGAGAGCCTTTTCTCGACCATCTACATCATCCTCAGCACTATTGAATATGTTGTTTTTATACAATACTTTCTGATTTTCTACAAGTTCCTTGAAGAAATCATCGTTTAATAATCGGTTTGCCTGTTCAGGTTTGCTCATAGATTAGGAATATTTGGTGTATTAGAAAGTCCTGCGCCTACCTGTAAAGCCTTCAATCTAGCTTCAGCATTGAACTCGGCTGTCTTAATTTCTATGTCTGCCTGTGCTTTCTCACGCTTTAGCTGAATCTCTGCTGCAGCCTTTTCTCTCTGCAACTCAATATCAGCCTGTGCCTTAGCTTGGGCTACCTGAATCTCATTCTGCGCTCTCATTTGGTCAGCCTGAATCTGTGCTTGAACCTGTGCCATGACTGCCTGTGTTGTAGGGTCAGGCTGTGGTGGCTGTGGCTGTGCAATCATCTGCTCAAACTCAGGTGGGATTTCCTTGAAGAACTCTGTCGAATCCTTAAATCCTGCAGCTTCAATAAAGCGACCTAAAGTCTGTCTGTATTGTGTTAAGCTAACCAATGGGTTGTTAAAGCCTTGTGTGCCTAGAATCTGCTCTTGCTTTTGCAATACTGCAGCAATCATAGCCATCTGCTCTTGCTTGTTTCCTGTGCCTAGTCCGACATTGATAGAGATGTCAAAGCCATTAGCCCACTCTCTAGGGTCAATAGACACATAGCGACCACGCAAGCGGATTACACGCTCTTTGTCTTGGTACTTGCAGAGTAACTGTAAAACCTTCTCGAAAAGGTCTTTTACACCTGTTTCTGCAAAGATACGAGCAATCATCTCAACCTTACCGGCAGCAGCGTTTTGCATCATAGCCACAGCAGTAGCAGTCGTATTCTGTAGGATGTTAGGGTCTAAGCCTTGGCTTTGAGCATTAACACCTGTGCGTTTCTCTTGGACTGAATCCAAGTATTCGAGCATTGGGAATGACTGATTAGCTGTAGGGGCAATATTCACAGGAACTAAAGCCTGTGGGTTCTTCATGCGAACTACACCACCAGCAGTCACAGTTAGCAAATCGTCTAGGTTTACTTGACCCTCAACTGCACCCATTCGTGGGTTATTAGTCAGGTAAAGATTGTCTAGGATTTGGCGAGTAACTGTAGACTTAATCAACTGCAAGTCCATCGCTCTGTCTGCCAAGCTCTGACCAAAGAACTTATGTGGCATTGGAATCGGGCTTACAGAAGCAAATGGTACGAAATCAGCTACATCATCTTCTAGGATTTCTGTACCTGCATAAACGATTCTACGCAACTCAGCAATACCATCTTCGTCTTTGTCTACTCGAATAAAGCACTCAAAGACCTCAATCTCTTGCATTGCCTTGTCTAATGGAGAATCCTCATCAGGTTGCTCACCTCGTGGATAACGAGCTACTCGTTCCTCTGAGAATGTCAGGTCTGAGTAAACAGGCAATTCATCGACTACATCTTTAGGATAGCCTAGGTTAATCAGGTCTGAGCGAGTTACCAATCTGCGATGAGCAGTAAATGGGCTATCAGAGATATGACGGGCTTTCTTAGAGATTAAGAATTCTTCAGGTGGCACATTCTCTACAACTACCTTACCTGTCTTGTTAGTCTTCTTAATGACTACATTGTAGGAAAACACAGGAACTTCTACCCCTGTCATTGGGTCTAACTGTGTGCCTACTTCCTCTGTCTCTTGGCTAGATACCTCAATATCAGGGTCAGCCAAAAGCATTGCTAATTCTTCTTCGTTTAGGTTCTCGTACTTCTCTTTAGTGATTTCTACCTTCTCATCCCAGTAAGTCTTAACAACACCATTCTTTTGTAGGAGAGCATCTTTGAACCAGTTATGGAATAGGATTACACCACTATTGTCGTGGTTTAGCACCCAGTTCACATATTCTGTAGCTTGTTTAGCCTTTTCCTCGTCACCAGCCATCTTAGGCTCGAAGCGCACCATTTCGTCTGATGCTGTGAAAATACGCAGTAATTGTGGCAATGCACCATCAATCACTTCTGCGACTTCGCCTGTAACGATTTGGCTACGACCTTCTACCTCGTTACCATAAGGCTCACGATTGTAAAAGTCGAGTGCTTTTCTGCGAGCATAAGTAGTTTCGGTTTCGATAAAGCCTAGAGCGTTATCAATCTCGTTTTCTAATATGCCTTTTAGTGTTCCGTTATCCATCAGACTATCCACTTAGTATTTACATTTATCGGCTTTGACCATGAGTTGTTAGTGTCCATTCCCATCGCCAAATATCTAAAAGCATCGCTTCCATGAGAAGCCCAGTCGTGCAAAGGCTTGTCATAAAACACATTACGCTTCTCGTCAAACTCTCGCCTATAGTTTCTCAGACAATCCATTCCTTGTCTAACTTTAGGCATATTAAACCAACATTTAGGTAACATTCTGCGTACTGCCTGTATGCCATCGTCTACCGATAACCTAGGCAATACTGTTACATTCAACCCTGCACCCTGTAGCATCTCTAGTCTGCTCTTACCAGTTCCTAGCTCTCTGACCTCTACATCGTGTGGTAAATATTGGTCTGCTATGTGCCAGTTGTTTTCTCGCAACCAGTTCACATACCAGTCTAATCCTTGACCATGATTCTCTACATAGTCCATTATTCTTATCTCTTGATTCGCTATCTGAGCTACCCAAATAGTTGTTGAATCGCCCATTCCTAAGTCCCAAGCTGCCACAGTCCTACACAAGTCATCTCGGACAATCTCTCTAAACTTGCCCTGAGCTTCAATGTCGTTTAGTAGCTTTCCGTAGTAGCTACCCTCAACTGCAGCATGGAATGAACACTCAAATTCCTGATTGTATTTGTCATCGCCCATCTCAAGGCGAGCAGCCCTTAATTCTTCCTCGGCTACCAGTTTAGTCTCACTAGCCTTAAACTCTAGCAATCCCCAATCAGGACTATCTTCTGCCCTGTCTCTTAGGTCTTTAAAGTGGTTTTGCCCTTTAGGTGTGCCAATGAATAGACACCAACCCATTCGGTCTGCTAAGGCTGGTCTAATAATCTCTGACCATATCTTAGGGTTTTGGTCTCCAATCTCGTCTAGGATTACCCCATCAAAGTATTGTCCTCGGAGTGAATCAGGATTATCAGAGCCATACAACTGTATTCTGCGACCCATGAAATCTACTCTGAGTTCGCTAATATTCTCTTTTGCACCTAGTGGTCTTACATACTTACACAAGTAATCCCATGCTACTCGCTTTGCCTGACCATAAGTAGGCGCTATGTAAGCATATCTAGGGTTTTCTTTCTCGCACAGCACAGCATCTTTAATCAGTTGATTAATAGCGCTGACTGTCTTTCCCATTCTTCGATGAGCCACTACAACACCAAAACGCTTACCATCCATCATATCGTGGATAGCAAGCTGTGGTTCTCTCGGTTTGTATGGAATGATTATTTCTGCCAAGAAATCACCATCTTGATGTCTTCGCCATCTGCACCTGAGATATTGTTCTCAATAGGCAACAGTCTTCCGTATATCTTGTAGAAATCGCCCTGATTCTTAGGGTCTGTCTTAGCCCAGTTTACTAGACCTTCTACACCACCCAGTTCTTCAAATGCCTGAATGATGTTCTCTTTGGCTACACGAGGAATCTTGTTTGTAGAGCCTTTTGGTCTACCAGCACCAGCTCGTAAACCACCATGACTTGATTTTTCTTCCTCTAAATTATCAAGTTTTTGTTCTGCTTCCATTCCAATCCTCTAGGGGTGTTGGTTGATGATGTTGCAAATATACAACAGTTTTAGTTTCCTAGCAAACTTTCTATTGGAGTGTCATTTCTTTCTAGTATCTTTACACTTGAAGGGTCAAATACCACAAAGTTTTCTGCTGGCTGACCTATTCTGCTTATTGATTCATAATACTTTATGCCAGCTACACCTTTAGACTGTAGCCAATCTGATAATTCTTGTGCAGATGCTCTTTCAGTTCCAATTATTTTCCCAGCCAATTTTTCATCAGAGTATGCTTTTTGTAAGAAATTACCAACATTT